GAAAATTGAAAATTATGATGAAAACACTAACTTAAGAATCGATGGACTTAATAACAGAATCAATAAATTGCACGACATATGACAATCGATATTAACATTATCATTGTTCTGATTTGCATATTTTCATCGTGCTCACTTATAATCACAGTTATTCATTTCTTAATGTTTGCAAGTAGCGAAAAAAGGGAGAAATAATAATCATGCCATTTGGATTTGGAAACATAATTACTTTTTCTTATATTGGGAAACGTTCACATGATCCTCATCCGAAGGTTTTTGTTCTTCATCCCAATTGGAGAGGAAACGTTCACGCGCTTGCTTTAAAACAAATACCGAACAATTATATTGAGTTAATCAAATTTATGATTCAAAAAGATTTTATTGATATGAATGACAAAAATTTGCAAAGAATATATTATCGATGGAAGAACCTCATGCCCAAAAATTTAAACGCGCTTATTGTATATAACACTTTCGTTTCTAGGATTCCAGCAATCAGAAGAGCATATCGAAAGTATAAGCCGCAAAATATGAAGGGCGTAAAAATACTATCATCAAAACTTTAGCGAGATAATAATTATACCATGGAAATACTGAATGACGATGAATTTGTGAACGTCTTAAATGAATTACAGAGTTTGTATGACACAATTGATTCTTTGAGAAATGAAATATCTAACGATTCAGAATTTAATGAAGTAACGAAACCGATGAATTCTCAAATCGAACTGCTTCAAGAAAGCGCTTCAAGATATGTTGATCAGAATACAGAAGAGATAATACATGAAGAAGAAAATCAGCCTTAAAGAACTAATCGTAGAACAGTCGGTGTTCGATTCAATAAAGTCTATTTTTACTCCGATGAGAAACGCGATTAGTCAGATCGGCGAAGACATTCCAGATAACAAAATAGACGCAGAGCGATCTGCTGAATGGGACGAAATAAAAACTGAAATCGACAAGTTTTTCGATGATTTTCCGCAAACTGTTCCGAAGACTGAACAAGAACTTAATCAGTTCGAAGACTGGATAAAGAAAAATAGATCTCGTCTAACAAGAAACAATGCAAAGCAACTCCTTGCAAAAGCGTTCCTCGGTAAGAATGTAAATGTTAATTTCGCTCAGCAAATTCAAGACATGCTTAAAAAACTCGTTATGTCGTATAGCGATAAGAGCGGCGACGTCTTTACTCAAATGAGAGCAGATGATCTCGAAAAAATTGTGAAGAGAGCACTCGAGGAATCGAAGGGAAACATCGAAAAAGCGAAACATTATCTTCTAAAGCTTATGCTTGATAATTTCAATAAGATCAGTAAGTTAAAACTTGGAGTAGATTATAGAGGCAAGAAGGGTGTCGATGATTCTATAGGATTCAATTCAGATTTAATAGGAAAAGCTTTAGATCTTCCTGCAGATTATGTCAAGAGTCGAATCGAACAAAAAATTAAAGATATGCAGAAACTTGCAGGTCAAGAAAAAGAAGAAGAACTTAAGCTTGGTCCTAAAGGTGAAGAGCTTCTCACAAAAGTTGTTAATGACTATACAAAACAGTTCAATGCTGATAAAGAAAATAAACAACTTCTTGGACAGATTAGAGATATCGTTATAAAAACTATAAAGAATAACTATTACTATAACTTAGAAGAACCAAAAGACTTTGATGAACTAATGAAATTATCACTAAAAAACGTTATAGCGAAATTAAAACCAGAAGGTCAAGAACAGCAACAACCAGAACAAGCAGAAGAAACACAAAAACTACTTGATGCTGTAATAAGTTTTTATTCAAAGAAACGTAAATTAGATACTAACGATCAGAACACTATGAACAAAATAAAGAAAGTTGTTGAAGAAACTATAAATGATAATCCAACAATGGATGTAGATGATAATGACGAATTTAAGCTTCTTAAGCAGATAGCATTAAAAAAATTGTTTGGCATTCCCGAAAAACAGAAAACAACAAAGACGCCTGAATCTGAACTATCGACTGTTCAAAAAGAAATAGTAGACACACTTATGAATAACTATCAAGATTGGAATCGTAAAAAAGCTGAAGCGACAACTAAAGAACTTGCTTCTAAATATAATGAAACCGATCTCACGCCAGGCAGCGATAGTATGAACGAATTGTTAAAAGCTATAATTCAAAAAATGAACGAATAAATTTCGGCGTGTTACCGAAGTAGCCAAACGGAGCAGACTGTAAATCTGCTGGGCTCTGTCCCTTCGTAGGTGCAAATCCTTCACACGCCACTAAAAATATGACAAAAAGAATACTTCTTATAGATTGCTTAAATCAGTTTTACCGACACTATACTGTATCACCAGCTATGGACGTTAATGGAAATCCAATTGGCGGAGTTTTCGGCTTTATTCGCTCTCTCATGTATTTTGTCGAGAAATTCACTCCAACAAAAATATATACTTGCTGGGATGGTGAACATGGTTCTCAAAAAAGAAGAACAATTCTGAAAGAATATAAAGAAGGAAGAAAAGTTCCTTCACTAAATCGAACTTATGAATTCACACCCGATGAACTTGAAAAGAATAAAAACTTTCAACTTAAGAAAATAAAAGAGCAGTATCTATCTATCATTCCAGCTAATCAACTCGAATATGAATATACAGAAGCTGATGACATCATAGCTCTTCTATGTCTTCTTCATAAAGATGATCAAAAAGTTATTATTTCTTCTGATAAAGATTTCTTTCAACTTCTCGATAAAAATACAGTTTGCTATAATCCAATAAATGAAAAATTTAATACTAACGGAAAACTTCTTGAAGAGTATGAAATAAGCGCAAAGAACTTCGCTGTCGCTCGAGCGATTGTTGGAGACAATTCTGATAATCTAAAGGGGGCGAAGGGAGTTGGACTCAAGAGTGTTGCGAAATTATTTCCATTTCTGAAAGAAGATAAAGAATACTATATGAAAGACATCTTAATTCATAGCACGAACAATATCGATGAAACAAAGAAGTACAAAACAATTGTTGAATCATTCGATCATCTAATGAAAATATACAACATCATTCAACTTAAAGATTCGATTCTACCAATGGAAAGAATTAACACAATCAAAGAAGATATTAACAAAAAATCAGTTTTTGAATCAATTGCTTTTAGAATTCTTGCATCAGAAGATTTCGTAAATTTCGATATTGATCGATTCGTTAGTGTATTCAACGGTTTCTTTTTAAACTCTCAAAAATCTTAAATTTCTTCTTTGAGTATAATAGGACTCGAAACTATATTTATATAGCAAGCACGAAAGGCATTAATGAATAGTACACAAGACACGTTCACTGAATTTGGTTCTCATTTTCAAGATAAGCTCGTTTATGCAATAATTCTTGATAAACAGTTTGCAGAACAAATTCTTGAAGTTCTCGACATTACATTTTTTGACAACAAATATCTAAGAGATACAATTCAAGTAATATCAAATCATTATACAAAGTACAAGAAAGTTCCAGCGATAAGTTCAATTGAATCATCTATTACAGAAATTAGTGATAATATTTCTCGAGATCAAGCGAAGTTATTCATTCAGACTCTCAAAGAAAATATAAACATTGGAAAGATAGAAGACCTCGATTTCGTAAAAGACAAGTCTCTCGACTTTTGTAAGAAACAAAACTTAAAGAAAGCTTTATTCAAAGCTGCTGATATGTTAAAGTATTCGAAATTCGATGAAATAATTGACGTAATAAAGAAAAGTATTTCTCTTGGGACGAGTAGGGACATTGGAATAGTTTATTCGACTGATCTCGACAAAAGATACGACAAGAGTTCTAATAAAATAATTGCAACACCATGGTATCAAGTAGATAAGATTATGAATGGTGGTTTTTCTTCTCGAGAACTCCATGTAATTATGGCTCCAGTTACTCGAGGAAAAAGTCATATACTTGCTCAAATAGGTGTTGAAGCTGCGAAGAATGGATTCAACGTTGTCCATTATACTCTTGAATTATCAGATAAGAAAACTGCGCTTCGTTACGATTCGTGTATTTCGAAGATCCCGTTTGATGACTTACTCGAGTTTAAAGAAATAGTAAAGGAGAAAATAGGAAATTTAGTAAAAGGAAACATAATCATAAAAGAGTTCTCAACGAAGACGGCGTCAAGTCAGACAATAAGGAACCACATTTCTAAAGTTAGAATGAGAGGACTCGAGCCAGACATCATTATTGTCGACTATGCTGATCTTATGAAGCCAGTTACATCTGTAGATGCAAAAAGATTTGATCTTGAAAGCGTCTATGAGGACTTAAGAGGAATAGCTGGCGATTTCGATGTTCCAGTTATCACAGCAACTCAATCACAAAGAGGTGCAGCAGAAGAAGATTATATTACTTTGGAACACATAGCAGAGGCGTACTTGAAAGCTGCATGTGCAGATACAGTAATC